CCTCTCTTCAGAAAAGTACAGGTAGCGATACCGACTGGTTTGATTCTGAAGAATTACAAGCCCTCTTACAAGAAGACGAAGTTATAGAAGAGAAGATTGAATCTGTCCAGAAAGAGATGGACGAAGAAGAGGATGAAGATGGCGTATAGTACTACTCTTTCGAGCGCTGCTTCTTACTTTACAGCTAATAACAGTACGGTTACTATTCCTGAAAATAGAATAATAGCAAGAGTAGTTGATGTAGTACTAGATAAAAATCATCCCGATTACGAATTGTTTGGTAGAGATCAAGCTATAAACGGGATTAGATATAAAGTACTAAGTAGCTCTCAAGACGAAGAGGAAAGTACGGGTTTTCCGTTCGCATACTGCGGTAACGTTTCAATAGTAAAAGTACCTCTAGTAAATGAACTAGTAGAGATAGTAACCGATGTTGCTGACTCAGTAGTTGAAACCTCCTACAAACCGAAAGCATACTATACTAAAATAGTTAATGTATGGAATAACGCTCACCATAATGCATCCCCTGATATAAACTTAAGTGATGAAGATATATCGCTTGGAGAAGACGTTGAAGAAGTATCTTCTATGAGAAGTCTACACCCCTTCCCAGGTGATTCAATTATGGAAGGTAGGTTAGGTCAAAGCATAAGATTCTCTGGTTACTTTCACGAAAACAGCCCACTTACCCTAGAAGACAGGTCCAATAACGGTAAACCATTTACAGTAGTAAGAGTAGGTCAGAATGATGAGGACTCTCTAGATAGGTACGTGGAGGACATAAATGCTGACTCATCCTCTATTTACCTTACTTCTGACCATATAGTAACGGTGGAGACTGTGAATAAGAAAAACGATACTTTTAGAGACAGTATACCTGTAGAATTAGATAAGTACAGAGGGAATCAAGTAGTTATTGACAGCGGAAGGTTAGTCTTTCATGCAAAAGAAGACCACCTTATACTTAATTCTATTAATTCAATAAACTTAGTAGGTTCTACATTAAATTTAGACGGCATAGAGTACACCTCTATCGATAGTCAAAAAATATACTTAGGAGCAAAAGCTAAAGAACCTGTACTGAAAGGGGATATCACAATAAAGCTTCTATCTGATATACTTAGTGCTTTAACCAGTCTAGTTACCACTCACTCCCTAGCAACACCTGCAACCGCACATGTTCAATTAATTGCTGCCTCCCAAGGAATTCTCCCTAAGATACAGACCTTTAAATCTAAGTTGGAATCTTTAAAATCTAAAAAAGTTTTTACAGAATAATGCCCTACGTCAATATCCCAGAAACAGGCTTAGAAGGTTCAATAGCTACCCAGATCGGGAAGTTAAGAGGGCAATTCGAATCTACCGTTGATTCTACCCTAGACTCTGTCAAAGAAGACATGAAAGGTGGATGCCCTACTCCTGAAAAAGCCGACACAGTAAAAACTAAAATTAACTCGATTAAAGATCTTTCAGTCAATATTAAAGATAAACTAAATAGATTTCAAAGACTTGCCGGACCCTTGGGCATAGCATCTGACTCTATTCTTAAATTAGTACCTTTCTTAAAAGGGTTACCCATTCCCGGTATAGCCCTTACAGCCGGGGTAACCTCCACATTCTCAGACATCCTACATCTAGCTAAAGAATTCGGAACTCAATTGAAAACCAGTAAAGACTCTATAGAAAGTCTAGTTAGTCAAGCCGGCTCTTTAACTCAAGTACTTGATAAAGCATCAGACCTAAGCTCAAGAGTGGACACAGTACTGGAATTTTGTAATATAGCGGAAGAAGCCGGTGTTGAACTTAATGAGGAAGAGCTAGATAAAATTATAGACGGTACAGAGGGAGAAGCAGCACTTAGTATTCAAAACTTAAATAATACACTAGGTACCTCTGTAGAACGTACAAGTGCAGGGAGTATAGCTACTGCTGCATTTGACGAAGGGTTGGAAGAGTACGTAGGTCCTGATGGCACCGTATATACCTTAAAGTTAGTTGAAGTGGTGTCTCCTATTACGAGAGCACCGCAAGCTCAAGCTATTGCTTTAAACAAACAGGGTATAAAGAGATTTGAAAGCTCACCCTCTTTTAGCTCCACACCAGAGATTTTAAAGAAAGAACTAAAATTTAATATAGATAATTCACAAGTTTAAGTAAACCATATTTATTAGTATGAAGGCAGAACAATTAAAAAATATAATCAAACAAGCTGTACGGGAAGCCGTACGAGAAGAAATAAAAGACATTCTTACTGAAGCCGTCTCAAGTGCGTCTCAACCGACTAAGCAACCTGTACCTAAACCGGTACAAAAGCAGGCTCCTAAATCAGGAGATCCTATTATGGAAATGCTTAATATGACACAACAGTCAATGACAAGAGACGACTTTAAAAACGTTATGGGAGGCCAAGCACAACCGGGAATGCAATCGATGAACTTTAACAGCAACTCTGTACCTGTACCAACTTCTACCGGACCACAGCACGGTATTGATATAAGCCAGTTGGACTTCGTTAATAAAGCAGCAACAGTTTACCAAAAATCTATAGAAAAAGATAAATTTAGAGTAGGAGCGTAATGGCATACGACGTAAAGAGGATAGATCCATTAGATTTACAGCCAAGAAAGGCTATTGGAGTCTCTTTACCATTTTCAGGAAAAGCCGTTTTTAACTCTACATACCAGTCTAAGGATGCAATAAAAGCTAATTTAATTAATTTACTCCTTACAGGTACTGGGGAAAGGTTCCTTAACCCCTTTTTAGGAACTGGTTTGAGATCTTTTTTATTTGAAAATATCAATGAAGAGACTATGCGGAGAATAAAATCTGATGTTAGTACAGTAATAAGTAATTATTTTCCTAGGATAGTTATAAGACAGTTTGACGTTACGAGTGATTTATCCAATAGCTCAATAGGAGTTTTTATTAAATACCAGGTATCTGAAAGTAGTATTGAAGATGAGATTTTAATTAACATAGAACAGTAATGGCCCAAGAAAGAGATATAAAGTATATAAACAGGGAATTTAGCGATCTTAGAGGAGAATTAATAGAGTACGCTAAAAACTATTTTCCCGATTCCTACAATGACTTTTCTCCTACTTCTCCAGGTATGATGTTTATAGAAATGGCGTCTTACGTAGGTGATGTACTTTCTTTTTATCAAGATACACAACTTCAAGAAACCTTTCTACAGCACGCTAAAAACCCGGGCAATCTCTACAACCTAGCCTATATGATGGGCTATAGACCTAAGGTTACCTCTGCAGCTGAAGTAGAATTAGATATCTCTCTCACAGTTGAAGATGATAATAACAACATTGGTACAATAAAGTACCCTACTATAGGTCAAGCCATACTCGATGAAAATACAGTTTTTAAAGCATCATCGGGTAATGGAACTCAGTTCATCTTACAAAAACCTGTCGACTTTAATTTCTCTAGTTCCTACGATACAACTACAGTAACTATAACTAATTTTGATAGCAACGGAGTACCTTCTGAATTTCAACTAACCAAAAAAGCTAAAGGTTACTCAGCTGAAATCAAAACTATCAACCAAACTTTTGATCAAGTAGAAAAATTTACTACTATAACTATTGATGATACCGATATAATAGGTATTTTAGACGTAACTGATGAGAATAGTAACCTATGGTATGAGGTTCCATTCCTAGGACAGGATACTGTATTCGTAGAAACCGCTAATACCGGTAATGATAGAGGGCTAGTACCTAACAACCTCTCTTTGATAAGAACACCAAGGAGATTTGTAACAAGATTTAACTCTTCAGGCCAATTAATTTTACAGTTTGGTTCAGGTATAACTGGTGATGACGACAGTGAAATAACTCCTAACCCCACGAATGTAGGAATGGGAACAGCTCAAGGCGTTAGTAAAATAGATATAGCATTTGATCCAAGTAATTTCTTGTTTACACAAGCATACGGATTAGCTCCCTCAGCTGGGACAACTCTTACTATTCGGTACCTAAAAGGAGG